CAATCAAAAAACTCATCCTCGAATAAGATTGCAAAAATGCTCCGTACACCACGCTTCAGGCAACTTGTAATTAAAAACAAAAAACGATATAATAGGAAGAGGTATAAAAATGAATCTATCACGTAACTTCACTTTGTCAGAGCTTATTAAAAGCGACACTGCTATACGTAAGGGCATCAATAACAATCCTAACGCAGAGCAAATAGAAAAATTAAAATCACTTTGTGAAAACATCCTACAGCCAATACGAGATCACTTCGGTAGAGTTAAAGTGACTAGCGGATTCCGTAGTGTAGAATTATGTGCAGCGATTGGCAGCTCTGCAAATTCGCAGCATGCCAAGGCCGAGGCCGCAGACTTCGAAGTAATAGGCACAGACAACGCTGAATTAGCTGACTGGATCCACAAAAATCTTCCGTATGACCAGCTTATCCTTGAGTTTTACACTCCAGGTGAACCTAACAGTGGATGGATACATTGCAGCTGGATAGAGGGAACACCAAGAGCTTCTTACTTACATGCATATAAATCAGAGGGTAAAACTAAATATAGACCTGTAATTGGATCAGCGAAAGATCTTGTATGATTGTGTAATTTATAATATAAAAGTGTAAAGAAAGAATAGGAATGCAAGTCATAAGAAATTTTATAGAGAACAAAAGAGTTTTTAATGAATTAAAATCAACCTTAACTGGAACTAATTTTCCTTGGTATTTCTGTGGTTGTGTTGGATCTCCAGAAGATACAAAGGATTTTTATTTCTTACATGCTTTGTATGATAGTGATAAACAACTAAGCGATTGGTTTAATAAAATTACCTCTCCTATTTTAGGGAGATTAAATTATAATTATTTAATAAGAGCAAGAGCTAATCTTTATACAAAACATTCCGCACATGAAAACTCTACAATGCATCGGGACAGTCCAGAACCACACACAGTCGCTTTATTTTATGTTAATACATGTAATGGGTATACTGAATTTGCAGATGGAACTAAAATAAAATCTGAAGAAAATAAAATTGTAATTTTTAATGGATCAAATTATCATAGCAGTGTGACACAAACTGACACAAAACAAAGAATTTGTATTAATATTAATATAAGCTAATGAAAGAAGTAAAACCTGTATTATATCCTTTATTTAGTAAATTAGTTTATACAAAAAATATAAACATTGATACTAAAAAAATATTATCTTTAGCTAAGAAAGAAAAATTTAAAGTAGCTGGCGTAAAAGATAGTATGAGTAATCATGCACAAGCTTCAGTGTGTAATACTTTATTAGATAAAAAATCATATAAATTTTTAAAAGAAATTATTTTAAAAGAAATAAATTTTTATGTGCATAATGTTATGAAATATAAAAATAATTTTCAATTAACTAAATCTTGGCTAACTAAGACAGAAAATAATCAAGTATCAGATTATCATCAACATAATAATTCTTTTTTAAGTGCTGTATTATATATAAAAACAGATGAAAATTCTGGTAAAATTGGTTTTATTAATTTTTCTAGTAGTTTATTTCAACTACAAGTAACAGAACAAAATATATGGAATTCAATTGGATATACATTTAAACCTAGTGATGGACTATTACTTATATTCCCCAGTGATATGTTTCATAAAGTTTTACGAAACACCAGCAAAGAAGATAGGTACTCTTTAGCTATGAATTTTATTCCAATCGGAAAAATAGGAGATACAAATTCAGATAGTTTTGTAAATATAATACAAGCGGATGGCAAATAAATGAATAATATTATTTATAGTAAAGAAAATAGTTTAACTCTTTGGAGCGAACTAGATAAAAAACAAATAGAAAATGCAATTAAATTAATTAAAAAAATGCAATCTAAAAAATATCAAGGTATTTCAAAAACAGATTGGAATGTTGATTCAAAAGTTAAAAGAGAATATTTTGATTATTTGTGGGATGAATGTTTAAATCCTTTTAAGAAAGCTTTTGTAGAAGTAATGAAAGGAAACGATTTAATATTACACAATTATTGGTTTCAAAGATATTCAAAAAATGATTATCATCAATGGCATACTCACGCTGGTGGGCATTTTACTAATATTTTATATCTACAAAATACAGAAGATTGTCCTACAAAACTTCAGGGTCTTGAATTAAATAAAAGTTTTTATACTCCAGGTAAACTTTTAACTTTCCCTGCATGGGTTTTTCATACATCTGAAATTAATAAGACAAAAAAGGAAAAAATTATTGTTTCTTTTAATACAAGTCTTTGTTAAAAAAACATATGAAATTTAAAGCGGTGAAATTATTTAATAAGATAGATACTGTGGTTGGACACTGTGATTATTGTGAAGAGGAAGCAGTCCTAGTCCAATTAGTACAAGACTTTTATAGATGCACGCATTGTGGAGAGGACACAAAACAATACATTAATGGACACATTAAATATCTTAAACTATCAAACGAGGATCAAGAATGGCTAAAAAGACAACGTTCGGAGTAAATAATTACCGAGAACGATCAAGAAAGAAAATAGGGAGACACAAAAAAAGAATGAACAAACATGAAAAGCGTTCGTATAAACCTAACATTGGACAAGGTCGCTAAGTAGTTAACTTGCCTTCGTCTTTTACGGGTTCGCAAGTAAACTTAGGATAGAGTCTACCTTTGTTGATCATATCAACTTTTAGATTCTCTCCATTAAAGAATACTTCAAAGGATTCACCCAGGCCATCTTTGATGCAGCTATCAAAGGTATTATGCATTATTTGATATTGGTGCATATCTTGAGGGACAGGCATACAGTTATTATGCATGACAGAACACACGTATAGCGTTAGTAAAAACTTCATTGACACCCTTGTAATATTTGTATATAATCCTATATGATTGTATAAAAAAAGAAAGGATACAACAAATGACAGACATAAGCAAATACAAAAGTCTCGCAGTCGATCATGACTGTTATGATGACATGGGAAAACTAACCAAGACCCTGGCACCAGGAATCACTTTATCCAGAGCACAGGTAATTAGAATGCTAGTTAAAGAGAAAGTAAAAAAGTTAAATGGCAAGTCAAGTAAGTCTATTTCCAAAAGCTCTTAATTTCGGAGAAACCAAAGATCCTATTCGATCTTTGTGGAGAAACGTTTTGATTGTAGCTTTAGAAGACGCAGTGGGTAGACACTGGCGTAATAAAAGTTATGGTAATCCTAAAAACGATTTTTTTATGCAGTCGGCAAGAGATTATTTCTTACATCCTAATCGAGATTTTGTGTTAGTATGTCAATACGCAGGTTTCGATCATGAGTATATCAGGATGAAAGCTAAGAAATTTTTTAATGAAAGGAAGAAGTATGAAAAAAATATGCACCGTATGTAATGGCAACGGTTTTGTCAAAGTTCCTTACTCAGAAGCAAGAGAGGAAGTTTGGGCAGACTGTGATTTTTGTAAAAACCAAGGAGAAATAGAGGAGGACGAAGATGATACTGTTCGGGAAGTGGAGCATTAATAATAAAAAATGGAAACAAGATCTAGCAGTTAAGAGTCTGTACTATAGAACTGAAATAGTTTTAACAGCTGCAGGTTTTATTGTTGGGTTTATATTGGGGGTAATAATATGAAACGAGCTATGTTAGAAGCGTTAGAAAAAAAATACGAAGCTCAGATAACTGCAGCTGATGTAACAATTAAAATTTATTTAGAAAACTCTGTAGGTATTGGAGAACATCCTCAACACCTAGACGAATTAGATAAGTTAATTGAAATAATTGCTAACGCACAAGAAAAATTAGAAGTTCTTAAATCGTTTGAACCAGAAAAGAATATATTGTGATCAGTGGAGATAGTTTAGAGTATAGTTTACTCGCAAAGTGGACCGATCAATTGAATGTGATGTCCACAGATTTCATAACTACACTGGAGATAGGAGTGCGGGAAGGCTATAGCTCTCATGTTATATGTGAAACAATCAAACAACCACACGTCCACATTGGTGTTGATCCTTACGGAGACATTGACTACAAACATATCGATGTGAAAGAGGGCTTCGTTGCTTACTGGATTGATGATAACAAACAACCTATAAAAAATCCTGATGGCTCTTTCAAGCGGCCCACCTACCCTAATTCAATGAAAGAAACTTTTAATAAAAATTTTGCACACCACCAGAAAACAGTCCTATTCCA